TCGGCACCACTTACACCACTTACCAGTAGTAAGTTCAGCATTTGGTTTACGAGTAGCGTTAGCTCCAATCTTAAGATCATTAGCGAAGTCATTAAGTTCTTCTGCTGTCACTAATACCTTACGGCAAGTACCTTCTGGGTGATCATGTCTTGGTTGCATAATGCCAATCCAAACTTCTTTATATACTGAGCCCCACCCAAAGATGGATACGAGATCAGGAGCAAGAGCTTGAATAGCGCCTAGTGCATAGGTCATGAGTTGAGGGTTTCTATTATCCTCTTCGCCCAGGTCTACTTTACTAGTGCCATGCTTATAGTCGTATACTTTTAGTATACTTTTATCACCCGCAGCCATAACGATGTCCGCAGTACCAAAGAGTTCTTCGTCGATAACAGAAAGGTCAATCTTAATTTCTTTACTTACATTAAGGTCTTCCTTCTCATCATCCAACCACTCTATGGCCTCTTCTACTGCTTCTATATCAACTTCATTGAGCTCACCACCTGGATACTCAAAGCCCTCATAGTTCCAATAGTCTTCTTCTGTGTCAAAGCACATTTCTAAGACATGGTGGGCTGCAGTACCTCGTGCAGCATGAACGCTCGGTTCCTCTGCCGGTGCCTGTTTACTAAGAGCTACAGAACCCGGGCAGTTTAACCACCTTTCAGCGCTGCTAGGTCCTATATCAGAATGTTTACTCATTGTTCTTAGCCGCTAACTTATCATAGATCGCACCCACATTTTCAGGGCTAATCTCTGAGAGCTTAGTAGCACCGTATTGGTTTAGTACTCCTAATGCCCACTCTGGTCCTGACATCTTACGTACGTTCTCACGCAGCGCAGACTCTAGTTCATCCATCGTTGCACCTACTGGCTCCGCAACTACAGTTGCCGCAGCCTCCATTTCTTTTGGGGCTTCTTCTTTAACCTCCTCTGTAGGTTCTTCAACCTCTTCTATAGGTTCTTCCTTCTTCTTAGCCGCCTTAGTTTTCTTTTTCTTTTTAGTAGGTTTTACTTCTACATCTATAGATTTTCTTGAAACCTCAGTCACTACCGTTGGGGGCTCTTTGGCAATTTCTATGAGAGTCTCTATTCCTACCGCTATTCTTTCTAATTGTTGTTCTATTGACATAATTGTCTCCTTTACTTAAAAATATCTAAATCTTCTATTGTCTCTTCAATATTGTTTTTCTTTGTTATTGCTGTTCTCATCATGTGCTCCTCCAAGGAGTCAGCGTATACCATGATTTGTATAAAAACTTGTTTCTCTTGGTTCCAACCAGAGCAACGATCCATTGGTTGTTCCATAGTTCCAGGTACCCAGTCTGGTTCTACGAAAAGGATATTGTTTGCTGCTGATAGATCTAATCCTACACCGGCTGCAACCATTTGTCCAATGAAAACTCTACATTTTTTATCATTCGTAAAAGTATCTACCGCTTCCTGCTTCTTTTCAGCGCTCATTCCACCTTGTAAAACGACAGGATTATATTTTTTTAATTTCTTTTTAAGCTCTCCAATCAGTTCACGATGGTAGCCGAAGACTACTAATTTATCTTCCATCCCTAGTATGTAATCTATATGGCTCTTAGCCTCACCGAGCTTAGCCATGCCCAATTCTCTACGCACAGTAGCCATCTCATCATCTAACTCCAACTTCTGATAATCAGCATCCTCTTTTGCCCAAGAGAACTGTTGGCCTATGAGCCGTTTAGTTTTACTATTCGGCTCAATGGAGATCATCTGAATGTCTTGTGGTATTTCATCCATCACATCCTTACGGAGTCTCCTAAGCATAAACCCCTGATGTAATTTATAATTTAACTCTTCTTTATTAGTAGCTCCATTATCTACCCACTGTATGCCGTCCCAATAACCACCACAATATCTAGTGGTGTAGGCTCTATAAGATTTATATGGATCTATAACGTGTGGCGCACAAGAGGCTAGGATGGGGTAGAACTCTCTTGGCCTATTCAGTATTGGAGTACCAGATAGGAACCACTTATATATGCACTTAGATAGTATGGGTGTTCTGTTCTTAGAGCATAGTAGCGCTTTAGTTCTTTTAGAATCTTTACCTGCTAGGTAATGTGCTTCATCGCATATCCCGACAGCAAAGCTCAACTTCACTAACTGTTCTTTTATAATTGGTCGCCACAGAATATCGTAGTTGATGATAACGAGGTCAGCATTTGGATCTATCTCAGCTTTAGTTCCTGAGACTATCTGTACTGATCTATCGGTACAGCTCCACTTCTCAAACTCTCTAGCCCATGTGATTTTTACGGAAGCTGGACATATTACAAGTATACGCTTTGCCTTCAACTTGTCGGCAGCCTGTATAGCCTGACAGCTTTTACCCAATCTCATTTGGTCGCCGAGGTATGCTACCTTACGGCTTGCTAAAAAATCTCTACCCTTCTCTTGGAAAGGTGCTATCTTTTTCGTCATTTCGTTCTTTCGTCATTTCGTCCAATCTATATCGTCGTGCTTATCGCCTATTCGTCCGAAGAACATGTTGTTCTTTTCCATCGGCACATAATCTATATGTGTTTCAAGCATACCATCTTCTTCACTTTCTTTAGTGACAATGGTTTCCTCGAATTGCTTCTTACCTAACTTAGCTACCTTCTGACCATCCTCAACATCTTGGTCAAAGCGTTCATCACTTCCGAAACCTGTAGGGGTGTCGTCATCAGGCATCTATCGCCTCCAATATAGCTTTGCAGATGGCGAGGGCATCTAGGTTGTAAAACACAGAACTTACGGCAGCCATACCGCATCCCTCATCTCCTTCGGAGTTCCATATTAAATTACGGACAAACTTGCCATACCACCTTGTGTCTTTGATCTTCTCCACACACTCCATAGATTGGTTGAGGTCGGTGGTGGGGTTCCAATCACTTGCGTATTTAATAATTTTATCGCCCATGTGGTAATAATCATCTTTAGTATGGACAGTTATTAATTCCCACCCCATAACCTCAGTAGCTAGGCGGTGGTTGATATTGTGGAGTATTCCCTCTTCTAAACCTTCTTTTATTTTATCGTAAAACTCGTTACTCATTCACCCTCTCCCATCAATATATAATCTGGAATCTCGATGTCGTTATCTTCTATGTAATCCATAAGAGCTTCCATGTCATCAAAGTAAAACTTGTAGTAATGCCCATTAGATATGAACTCTAGTTTATGCACAGCTCTCACGACAACAAGTCCTCCGCAGCTACATCTCTATACTCTACATTCTCAAAGCCACTAACAGGTGTTCCTTTGAAGCGGTAGGTTTTTCTATAGTATCCTAGGTCTCTTAGGCTGTTAGCGATTCTACGGCTATGACCTTGGTGGATTTTATCTCTACTACCTAGTAAAGCCTTTTCCCATACCTCAGTAGCTGTAATTCTAAACGGTTTGTTCTCAAATACATAGTTCCTTATAGTACCAATATATGGGTCTTCCACTTGTCTCTTACGCTGTTCGCCTTCAAGCTCTCTAATAATAGCTCTGTCAGTGATATGCCAGTTCTCTCCACCCAAATGTATACGGTGGTATGCTTCAGCAAACAATTGATCTCTAATCTTTTTAAGGCCTGCTAAGTTAATAGCTCCTCTACCTAAATCAACAGGTGCGTATCTCCTATTACCTGTAGGGTCATCAAGATAAGCTCCAGTAGCATCTTTATTCATAGTACCAATATAAACGTGTTGTCTTGGTACATCAGTCACCTCCCTACCATATGGAGGTCTGTAGGTATCTGTAGTTTTAGTTAGATAACTTTTAAGTTCTTGAGCATCAGACTTTCTAGTCACTGCCATCTCTGAAATCTCTAGTATCCACTTAGTCCTAGTAGCTAGACAAGTATCTTTATTCTTTGGATCTATGGGGACATCTCCATACCATTCACCGCCTAATATTCTGACAATACTAGACTTACCTATACCTTGATCCCCTTCTAGGATAGTAACCACGTCAGCCTGACAGCCCGGTGAGAACACTCTAGCGACAGCTTGCATGATGGTTATTTTAGATACAGCTCTATTTACTTTGTTATCTTTCATACTTGTATTATCAATAAGCCAAGTCTCTAGACGGTCTATACCATCCCAATCTACAGTTCTTATATATTCTCTTACTGGGTGATATGGTTTCCATCTAGCCATAGTACGTACAGCATTAATAATATCTCTATCGCTAATGTCAAACCTTCTTGTCATACTTAGGAAAGATCTAAGATCATCACAATCTGAATCAGTCCATGGTAGTCCACCTTCAGGCATACGTTTACCTTCATCTTTATCCCATGGCATCCACTTAGTTTTCATTACACCATTAGATAATTGGTTGAAAGCTAAGCAATCATATAGTGGGTTCTTTGGGTTCTCGTGAATGTTTATAAATTGGCAGATAACATTACTAACATTTCTTTTTAGTACTGTAGTTCCTTCAAGCCTACTCCAACCTGGCCATTGTGGATGTACTTCAATCTTCTCAACTTTGTCGAAGTCACTTTCAGGAGCTTTAGAACCTGCAGCCCCAGTAGCGTATTGGTAAGCATTATATATTTTCAACTCTAACTCATCAGCACCCCAAGGTGGTTGACATCTTGGATTGTAATGTTCAAGCATAAGCTCTAATGTTTTACCTGCGGATAAACCATAGTCTCTACCAGCACAGGCTACTTGGAAAGTCTTAGCATCTCCACTATCACCTTCGACTGCAGGTTCTTCTAAGTTTAGATACTCTATGTATCTCTCTAATGTCTGCTCGTCTTCATCTTTTACAGCTTCTAGCTCTTTAGTTATTTTGGAACGAGATGTTATTGGGACTAATAGTAAATCTAGTAGCTCCTGTGGAGCTTCTTTCATATCTTCAATAGAACAATGCTCAAGTAATCTATAGGGTCTCTTAGTATCAGGGTGGATACTACCCGCGCCTACTACATAAGCACCGTCAGTAATAAAATCTAAACCCTTATAATTTTTATAATTCTTTTTAATCTCCATACCTTGTGGTAATTCTGGGAGGTTATAGAAGATATGTAAGCCATCACCACCTGTTTGCACAAGGGTACTGGAAGTTTTAATATCAATTCCAGCCTCTTCGAGTAACCGCAGGTGAGGCTTATCGCCTTGATCAAAGTTTCTAGGATCAGCGTCAATGACTAGTTGACGTTCGTTAGGCGCAATGCCGTAATTGAATTTCCACTTATCTAAATAAGTAACCACATCTTCTGGTTGTGTGTAAGGGAACTTACGCCATGGGTGTGCTGGCTCTTTACCTTTTACTTTGAATACTTTAAATCCTGCTTTAGCAAAAGATGTCGCTAGTATCCTCAGTTCCTTGGCTTGTTTCTCCATCGTCTTCCTTCTTGTTAGTTGTTTTGTTGTTTTCCTCGATGACCTTCACCGTCATATTGCGTAGAACATCTCCTATTTCTTCTTCACAGAATTTCCACTCACGCCCTACCTTAAGTGCAGGAAGTCGCCCTGTGCGAGCTTTTATTCTAACCCATTGCGTACATAAACCCAAGACCTTTGCAACATCTTCTGTGGTCATGGTATATTTTGATATAGGATATTGTTTCATATGTACTATCATACACCTATCACTACCTATCGTCAACAGAAATCTTCTGTTTTTGTAATTTGTAAAGAAAACCCTTGCATAGTGTGGTAAAATTAAATTTGTATATATACCAATTTAACCTATAGGGAGAGACAAATGGCAACAGATCCGATTTACCCAGGTAATGGGGTGGCGATTGTTAAAGACGAGATTGTAGCAGCAGATGGTGCAGTCACTCGTTATTATGCTTTGGACCACAATAAGTTTACATCAATCAACGTATCTAAGGATGGTGAAACAGTGACTATTGAAGTTACTAATGACCTATTAGATGCTGCAGGTGATAAGCTGACTGACCTAGAAGATGCAAGTGTAGTTTGGAACTCACGATCTTCTGATACTACTGATTATCTTGCTGGTGATAGCTCAGGCTTGACCGGTGTTAAGATTTCAACAGCAGGTGCAGTGACTAATGATGTGGATTACTCAATCATCCAATATATGAAGAGATAAATTAGCGTTCTTGGGGAGGGATTTCCTCACTTTTCTCCCTCTCCTCGAACTCTATTAAATATTTAATTCCACCAGCTAATACTTTAGCGTCATCTCTAGCAAAACCAAGCATCTTATTACACCAAGGGCATAAGAGACCGCGAACCTTACCTGTCTCATGACAGTGATCAACATCTAGCCTGTATTTACCATGTGGCTCCCAAGGGCATATCTTACACCTACCGCCTTGTGCAGCTTTCAGCGCTTCAAACTCTTCTGGGTTTAGATTGTATTGCTTTTTTATCCAATAGTCTCTATTCTGTTTTTTAACTTTAGGTTTTTTAGCGTGTCGCCTAAAGTATTTCTTGCGACAATCTTTACAGACGCGGCGAGTACCTTCAAACTCTTTATCAGGCTCCCCGCATTCTCTACATAGTTTGGGCTCGCTCATTCATCCCTCTTAGATAGGGGTATTTTCAGTTCTTTGTCGAAGATGTTCTCCATCAACAACACCGCATCTTCTGAACAAAAATCATATAAAGTATCCACCGCCTCGAACTCTCTCCGATCTAACAGCTTTTCAAGCATATCCCTATAAGTATCAAAGGCGCTGTGGAGTATATGTAGCATCTCATGGCGTAATGTGTGGATTAAAGCTGCTTCAGAATTATGCAGCTCATGGTTAATAGATATAGTCACTGATCGATATGAGGGATCAGCTGTACAGTCACCGTAAGTCTGATCTTCCTCATCGCCTATCCACTTATATTTAAAAGTGAACTTCCATTCTTGGAGGTGCAAGAGCTTTTGGTATCTAGGGAACTCCCGCTTGATGATCTTCATGGCTTGCGTCTTATTCACCTATACCTCCACTTCGCCCATAGTAGATAACCTACCGCAGCTATATTAAAAATATAATTTAAGACCAAGGGTTTTTGGTTGTGACCCTGATCAACCACATATATGCAGGTGAGTATTTCACCTATAAACCAGCAGCTCAGGAAGGCCGCTGAGAGCGCATTAGCGTCCTTTCTAGCGTACGTGTGGATTACTTGAGGGAATGCACACAATGTAAGGAAAAACGCCCCAGAATAGCCTATAAGCTCAATCACTAAGCAACTCAGCAGTCCGAGCATATCCGGCTATATCTACTAAGTTGTCTTCTTTTGGCATGTGGTGGTGTCTAGCCACTTTAAGTAAGATCATAAGCATAGCGGTGTCCTCTGGAGTTATATTATACCCTAAATAGGCTCCCCACAAATCCGCAATACGCTTAAAATTGTCCTTTGGGTGGCCGTACGCCTCCCGCCTAGCTCCGCTCGTAATCTCAGCTGCTTTGTCTAAAATCGTCTTTACCATCGGTTTTCCTCCTTTTACCGTCCATTCTCTATATGGCGACCAATAATCCATATATTCCATTAGTGTTCCTTTCCAATATTGTCGATGTACTCCTCAAGAATACTGATATCCTTGTGTAGCCTATCTATCTCTCTGGATTGTTTAGCTAATTTCTTTTTGGCTGCGTTGTATAGTTGTTTGTATCGGGCTATTTGCCTTTTAGCCGTTGGATTGCCGGAGTTATAGCTTACTCCTTGTTGGGGTCTATCCATTTATCAAAACTTTCATCATCTTCCTTCGTCCACACTAGTTGTTCTCTGCACATAGGGCATAGGCCTCTTTCAGGCTTATGGTTAGGTAAAGTAGCAAAGATCTCTGTACATTCCATACATTCCCACAAGACCCATTCGTAGCTATTCTCCTCGTTGCTGCTTTCGTTGTCCTCCTGTGTCACTCTTCGCTCCCTTATGTAGTGGGCAATTAGCATCTACCCAAAAATATGTAACTCCATCCGCGCCCTTAAAACCCTTACCTTTTCGATTGTCATTAGGCGCACAAGTGCAACCTAATTCTATGGCTTTATCTGAAGCAGGGTAGGGTCTCATCATATCAACTCTCCGTCTGCCTCTATTATAAACTATAGCACTCATTTTATGTCTTTCATATCATCTATTATGTTGTTTAAGGTAGTGGAGTGGTCTTGGTTACGTTCTAAATTCTCCCTAAAACCAGTTAATAGATGTTTAACCTTTAACAACCACTCATGATCTACAAAACTACAATCATTGTGTTCAAGGCTTCCGCAGTTGGGGCAGATGTTAGTTCCACCTATTGTTGGCGCTTTTCCATGTAGTGATTTCATTTCTCACATCCTTTACATATCTCATTTATACATAATGTATGTAGTCCGCATTTTTTACATACAGTTTGTTTCATCTTGATCTCAAATCAGCTCCGCATTTGGGGCAGAAAGTAAAATCTAAAAGACCTTCGTAAAACGGATCTTTAAGAGCCATTAAGTTTAAGCCCCTTACATGATCACACTCTTCCACTTCTTCCTCTTTGTGAAGTCTTTCCGAAAAGGAAATAGTTGGCTCAGGTGGTGTTTGCTCTGGTTGTTTATCTATTGCCATGTGAATGTTCTCCTACAAGTTGAGCAATAATGAGTTGTGCCGTAATAATA